CTGTGCTTATGTTTTTAACTGCGTACGATACGTTTGTGTAGGTCGCCATGTTTTAGCCCATCATGAAAGAAAGAAAGTACGCTTGGTCAAGGATGTTCTGCGTAGGTGGGTCGTTAGTTACTGAATACTCAGCAGGGTAGGATACAAAGACATCTTTTGTACCCGCACTGAAATTAAGTGCTGATGGCTGTGTAGCTGAACTATTTGACAACACCGTGGTTCTGGCAAGCGTTGTACCAGATGAGGTATATGTGCCGATCCCAACTTCCCACTCTGACCCACTTTGACTCGCAATCGTGTAATAAGTGGTGTTTGCGTTGCCAATGACAGCAAAAGATTGATACCCCGTTGATGCGCCAAGCAGAGTCACTGTTCCCGTACCAGCCGTGGTGGTGGTCTCTTTAACTCGGTCTGCAAGTACGAAAGCCATGTGTGTCCTTATTCCGTCTCAACCAAAGTCCAATCAGGGGTTTCTGCGTTGTTTACCAGCGCCCAATTGGATGTTTCTGAGTTATTCACCAAAGCCCAGTTGGATGTCTCTGCGTTGTTTACCGATGCCCAGCCAGCAGTTTGAGAATTATTGACATTTTGCCAGTTTGCGGTCTGACTGTCATCTACCAATATCCAATAGACGGCAATCACATTCCCAGCAGAACCAGCGGCTTGAACCCCAGACAGCGCAAACAATTTTGTCAGTCCAACCGATCCAACGCTTCCAACCGCCTGAACCCCTGTCAGCGCAACTTCCTTGCCGTGGATTACCGTCCCCGCAAAACCTGAAGCCACCACGCCTGTTAGTGCAACAGTAATTGCTGGGGCTACCAAGCCAACTGAACCTATCGCCACATCGCCGGATGTTGCATCCGACTCGTTGTAGATCACCGTCCCAACAAAGCCAGAAGCCGCTACGCCCGACAGTGCAATTTGCCTGTCGCCGACACTTACCGTACCAACAGAACCAGTAGCCGCTACGCCCGTTAATGCTTGCCCGCCAAGAACCGTTCCAACACTTCCAGTCGCGGATACACCCGTCAGGGCAACGACAACTACATTTTCGCCAAGAGCGGCGTACGGTGATTGGGCGTATGCGGATATACCAAACATGGTTTACGGCCTGCGCCGCCTCCGCTTAGGTTGTAGCCAGACGCAACAGTGCTGTTGATGTGGTGTTTGCAGGCATCGTTAGCGTAAAAGTACCCGCCGTGATGGTTTGTGAGCCAAACGTATGGACACTGATAGCCTTGTTACTCTGAGTGGAGTTGTAAAGCAGCACAGTATCAAATGCTGTTGTCAACGTCACTGAGGTGTAAACAATTGAGGCTGAAGGCGTAAAAAACGCCACGCCAGCAGTTGCTGAAGTGTTGGTTGAGGTTGGGGCTGTGGCATTTGTTACCGTCACACCGCCAGCAGAATAGCCTGCACCAGAGACTTCGCCTGTTACTGTGTACACAGTGGTAGCAGCATCGATGGTTGCGGATGTAAGGTACAGGGCTGCTTTAAGCGTGTCTGTAGCGGGTGATGTCAAGCTGCCACGGGATACGATGGTTGAAGTGCCAAGCTGGTGTTGACCGAGCATTAGCTCGCTCATAAAAGAAGTACACATTGATTGGGTATTTGCCATGATTTATCCTTTAGCCGATTGATGCTGTTTCGCCGCCGCCAAAAACAGGCAACTTCTTCATGGTTACATGGGCAGACCGGTGAACAAGCTCACCCTCTAGCCAGTACTCAACCCATGTGGTGAGTTCATTGTCATTATCAACTGTACCTTCCCGTTTTTCAAGCAGAGAATCGTCCATTTCGCCTTTGGTTGTGGTTACTAGCATTACACGATCCTTATGATTGCTGATGTGTTTGATATAGCAGGGAACTGCACCGTGAATGTGGTTGTTGAAGTCTTATCTGCGCCAAAATCTAACACGCAAACTGCGGGGTTTCCGCCGCCACTTTGATAAATCAACGCACCCCGAGCAGTAAGGGCTGAAGTCCAGACCGCGTTGTTAAAAGAGATATACGCCGTGTTACCAGAATTGCCTACCGTGGGAGTTTGCGCAATCGTGAGCGCCAGACCACCAGCCGTGTACCCAGAAGCCACAACCTCGCCCGTAGCCGTATAAGCCGTGGTAGAGGCATTAAGTGTGGCGTCATTGGTATAGAGTGCAATATAGAACGTCCCTGAAGTAAAGTTAAACGTGCCGTTCATCAGCCCCGTCTTAAAGACATTGCAGGAAAAGTTGCCTTGAAAAGCCATCAACGCACCCCGTTATTCTGCGGCAAAGGCGCTTGGCGATACTGACCACTGCGATATGCATCGGATCGCTCAAGTCCATCACCAAGGCGTTGGGCCAGTGCAAGGGCTTCTTTGTACTTAGCGTCGTACCCAGTAATGATGTCAACCTCACCCTTCATAAAGGTGTAGGCTTCAACCAGTGCGCCATACAACAGAACGGTATCAAAGTTGTCACCCAGCCATGTTTGACCAGAAGCGACAGTAGTGATTGACTCTGGGTAGTAATAGTAGTGCAACTCTACGTAATACGCGGCATCAGGTGTTGGGCCAAGAATAAGCGAGAGTTCGTTTGTAATTGCTGAACTGACAATCGTTGGGCCGAACAAGGCGTAATATTTTGGTACACCCTTATCGTTTGGCGCAGGGTATGCCTGACGGATGAAGTTAACATCCTTGTTCAGCAAATACTCAAACGTGCCGGTGTCCAAATCTGCGCCAGTAACGCCTGTTATCAGAGCCAACGAGTAAGTAGAAAGGAAATCGTTTGGCAAAGATATGTACTTGTTGTTTGCAGTGATTGCGGTGTATTGATTCTTGCGCAAGAACGGGAATTGAACCGAGTTGTATATACGCTGCTCAGCCTGCGTAATGAACATGTTGATCTGCGTAGTTGCAGATACAGTAGCTCCACTCGCAAGGTATACATCGGGGAACTGATTCTCCGTGTATGTCTGAATCGTGTTATACAACGACGTATAGTTCATGCCATCGGGCCTCGTGCCATCAGACCTTTAGTAGCTGCGCCAGTACCACGGACTTTGATGCCGTCGGTTTTGACTTGCTTTTTATCAACGTTTTTGCTGATGTTGCCAACACTCATGTTGACCGTGTCGGCTTTGCTGCGGTTTGGCTCTTTGCCGGGGGTTGAAGAAATGCCCACAGCCTTACCAGACATAGTGTGTGGTTGTGCATAGACGCTGGCACCGCCAACTTCTTTGCCGTCTCGTTTCATGCTGAATTTAGCCATTATTTGCCTCGCTGATTTGCAACTTTAGCCATATTACGACCCACGCTCTTCATCATCTCGTTGGTCTTGCCGCCTTTTGCCATCTTGTGCATACGCTTCTCATGGGCTTTCACCTCTGTTTTTGCAATGCTTTTAACTTTGCTTGTTTCCATCATTTGCTCCTAAGTTACAACTACCGTTACTGTACCAATTTCTACTGCCATAGCCAAGTTATTTGGGGTCAAAACTGCATCAAAGCTGGAAGAACCACCAACTGGGTTCCAGCCCCACTGAAATACCCGACTACCACCACCGTTGAAACCGTCCGCCAACAAGCCAGAAACTTGGTAGCTCAAGTCTGGCCGTGGATCGCGCACCCCTTGCGGGTCGTCTACTGGGTACATACCCAACTGAAGCTGCGGCTGATCTGGATCCCAGCACTGAGGGCACACTTTCAAGTCGTATGTCTTGGTTTTGACAACGAGCTTTTTGAGTAGTGTCAGTTTGTAACTAAAACCACATCGGTCGCATATGGCAATCGCGTTCTTGCCAGAGGAAAACCGATTACCCATCAGCTACCCCCAATGAACATCTGTCTAGGCACGAGGCGCAACGCGGCGCGTTCTTGATCTTCGTCAGCCGCTGTCATCCATGCCTCGTCATACTGCGCTTTCAACACTTGCAGCCTGTCCATACCACCCGGCACTTTTAAAGCGACGTAGTAGGCCAATCCAGCCACCATACAGGGCACAAAACGGAAGGGAACGTCCATGACATTCACACCACCGCCAGCATCCTGCACGCGACGCATGCGCCAGTACACAAACTGATAGGTCTGGGAGCCATCAGGCGTTGGCCAAACGGTTATTCGGGGAAGGTTGGGGACGTATACAGCTACACCAGCGGTGTGGGCTGCGGCAGTCGTGTTGTTCTGAGCGCGGAAACAATCGCCCAAAGTGTTGCCGTCTACGTACGTATAGTAAATTGTCTCGCTGTCCAACGTAATATAGCCTGATGTGGCCAGACCAACTGTGCTGGAGAGAGTTATTGTGGTGGTTGTTGACGTGATGGTGGTTGCCAAAGTCACGCCAGACGGTGCGTTTTGGCCATCCAAACGTTGATACCAGACTTGAATTGGTCTGGCTTGGGTCAGTTTGTTGGGGATGGTTGCGTAGGTGGACACGCTGATGCGTGTGATTGTCAAATCTGACTGGGTGGAAGCCACATTTGAATTGGTTCGGATCACATGATCCAGCAAGTCCACCGTATCGTTGGGGATAGCGTAGGTATTCAACCCTTGGGTAAAAGTAATCGTGCCCTGCTCAAACGTCCACATGTTGATGCCACGGTTTGCCCAGTCAGCAAACAGTAAGTTAAGCGATCGACGCGCCGTTTTCAGGTCATAACCCGTGCGCATCTCTGAACCAGCACGCTCAAACGCTTCCTCTACCAATTCGGTGAGGTCTAAATTAAAGCCTGTTGATCCAGAGGTGTTCGCCATTATCTAAATCCTGCCGTTTTCTTTGCCACCTTGGGTGGCTGTTTCACGAATTGCTTTCCGGCTTTTTTCCCCGCACGTTTTGCACGTGTTGTCGCAGCGTACTCAGCAGGGCTGAGACTTTTGATCGCAGCTTCAGGAAGGTATCTTTCACCTGTGTCAGAAGATTTTTTGCCACTTTTGGTTCTCCACTTTTGGTCACCCCAGTTTTTCAAGGACTGTTGCGGCGCTTTCAATCTTTGTACCCCCCGCCAGCAGCCTTGTACTTCTTGGCCACCAACTGGGCTTTTCTAGCCGACCACTGACCTGCGCCAGTGCCATGAGTTGCCGCCGCTTTAACCTGCGACACAATCCGTTTGCGCAAACTGGGTTTGGTGTAATTTCCAGCCGCGTTCACTTTCCCACCCTCTTTGTACTGGGTGAAATCGGTATCGTCCCGACGGGCTTTTTTCTTCCCGCCGGGCATCTTAGAAGGAGCAATGTCACCCATACCACGCGAGGGTCTCATTTTTTAACACCTTTAACTTTTTTGGCTAGAAACAGTTTATCAACCATTTCTATCCGTTGTGGCTTGGTTGTGACTTTGTTGATAATGCCCAGCCGCTTGGGTTTACTCGCGCCGTAAAACCCAGCCTTTTTTAAAGACTTAGCTACGCTGCTATTGGGTTTTACGGTTGCCATCTCAGCACATCTTTCCGCCGGACTTCATGGTGATTATCTTGCCTTTGGTTTTACCCTTGGACTCGATACCACCGCCTTTAGCGTAAGCCATGCCGCCTTTGGCCATTTTCTTCATACCGTCTTTGGCAGTGTCCATGCCTTTTTTCATCACAGGCTTGCCCATCTTAGAAGGCATTTCTGATTTTTTACCTGCTGCCATTGCTTTTTTCTTGGCAATCATTTCCATGAAAGGGTTTGCTTTAGCCATATCACCACCTCTTTTAAAAGTTTTGCCTTTGTCGGCGTTTGAAAAATCTTTGCCCACAGACTGTGGGACTCCCGCTTTCTTGGCGAACGCTGGATTGTGAGCCACCGCTTCCATGAATTTGTGTTGTTTCTTACTTGTGCTTGGCATACTTAGCCACCACGTTTTTAACCGTTTCAGTTTCCCAGATGCGGATAATCATCCACACGATGGTCAATATTCCACCAACAAGCGCTACAACTGGAGTCATCCATCCTAAGAAACCGCCAAGGCCCATTACTACGGCAGCGCCATCAGTCATTGTTTTTACGTCGTTGTTCATGTTTACCTCAACACTTCCATCTTGCTAAGGAAGCCGCCTTACGGGTAGGCTTACCTTTTTCGTCTTTCATTGGGCCGGGCATACCAGACATACGAGCGCAGAATGACTTCTTGCGTGCGCCGCCTTCGGGCTGCGGAGCCTTCAAGTTGCTTCCTGTTGCTGCGTTGTACTTGGCACGACCTTTGGCAGTCAAACCCGCCCCCTGCTTAACAGGAAGCTTCTCACCACGACCAACCGAGAGAACCGGGCCTTTTTTCTTAGCCATAAAAAATTGTGACTGAACCTATGCTCGTCACATCCGCATAAATATTGGTGCTAAACAACACACCTTCACCCGGAAATATCAAGTATGTGGGCTGCGTAACAGAACCTACCGTATTCAAGGTCATAAGGGTTGTCCCGCTTACACCGCCATCCTTGAACACAACACTGCCAGCAGTGGCTGCGGGGATTATGTAAACAGCCTTAATCCTTGCGCGGGTTATGGTGACACTTGCTTGGTTTGTAAATTGTCCGTCGGCAGTTAATACTTGACTGGCTAGAACGTCAGTTTGCATGCTCATAATCAAACTCCTTATTTAACAGGGGCCGAAGCCCCTTGGGTTGATTAAGAGTCTGCGAACGGTGTAGCAACAGTGCCGGAACCAATAACATTCCCACTCACCATGTACTTGTTAGCAGCAATTGCCACGATTTGAACCCATGTGCCAGCAACACCGCCGGTAGTTGTACCGTTCAAGTTGATGAAGTCATTGGAAGAACCGTTGGCAGAGAAGCCAACCACAGCGCCAGATGTATCTGAATCAATAGAGATCACAGCGCCAACGTACAAATCGCTGGAACCAGAAGTTGTACCAATCTTCAAAGAGCTTGTAGAGATGGTAGTAGGAACCCAGATTGTGTACACAACGCCTTCGTTGTTGGCTGTGCTTGGGTCTTGACCGGGGCCAGATGTAGTTGAATTAGCGCTGGTGTTAATTGTGGGCAAAGTCAATGTCAGTGCGGCAGCCAAAGAACCGCCAACAGCAATGATACGACCGCCGTGAGCTTCGGGGGTTAATGTGGTGCTTGTTGTGATGTCAACAACAGTGGCTGGGCCTTGTTGATAGATGCCGCCCAATGAACGAACTGGGCCTTGAAACGTAGTACGTGCCATGATTTTTCCTTACATACAAGTTAAGTGCATCAGTCTGTATGTCGTCAGCGCCAAGTAAGCTGTCTAATGCACCAAAAATTTCTTGGTATCGACAGCTTAACACAGCATTATTTTGTTCGCAACATTTCTTTTTGTCGTCTGCTTAAAAAACTTTCAGGCGGAGTATTGTACTTTTGAAGGTTGCATTTTGGCAACAGAAGCTGCGTGTTGGCATCCGAGTTTTGCCCCCCAAGCGATAACGGAATAATGTGGTCTAAGTGAAACTTTCCCATAAACATAATACCGCAACACGCACATTTGTTATTTTGTTTTGCTAAAAGTTGTTGAACAATATCTTTAGATAGCTCACCCCCATTTACGCGTTTTAAAGCACGTCTCCGCGCAGCCTTTACACGTTCTAAACTGGGATCAATTTCCCGTTGATTTTTACGTTTTTGATTTATCTGCGTCTGCCGCTCTAACCTGTACGCCGCATTTAATGCTCTTTTGCTTTCGCTATTACGGCTATTCCATGCACGAGAGTTTGCGTTAACACGATCTCTGTTTTCCGCAGCCCATCTAGCGCTTCTTGCAAGCGTGCAGGTTTTGCAACGCCCGTCTGCATAGCGATCACTTTCAATCCCGCAATTTTTACAAAACTTGTTCATACCTGTTCCTGACGACATGCAGTATACACCAAAAGAAAAGGGGGCGCAAGGCCCCCCTTCAAATATTTCCGAAGAAATATTAGGTTGAACCGGAAGATCCAAACATGCCCAATGGGTCAGACCAGCCGAAGCTATAACGCTCACGGGCCTTGTAACGAACGTTGCCAGTGTCAAAGTCACCGTCCATTTTGTTCTCCAAAGGAGAGCGGATGAAGTGCTTCAAACCGTTAGGCACGTCAGTACACAAGAACCAAGCGTTTGTGTCTGTCAAGTAGTTGTTGACTGTGTAGCCTTCAGGGATAGAACCGTTGTTTTTCAACGCGTTAATATCATTGTCAGCAGTA